TGAGCGGATGCGTATTCTCTCGGGCGGTAAGGTGCTGATCAATGCTACGACAGATCGTGATAAATGGGATAACTCAACAATTGGTTCAAATTTACTTCAAGTTGAAAGATCTGTTAGCGGGGGCAATAGCAGCATATCTATAGCAACTAACCCCGGAACATCTGCTGATGTTTTTTCTTTATTATTTCTTGGACGAAGCCGTGGAACTGCTAATAACGATTACACTGCCGTTGCTTCAGGTGATGGATTAGGCGCTATTAGTTTCCAAGGCGCAGACGGAACCGAATTTGTAGAGGCCGCAAGTATTCGTGGGCATGTAGATGGAACCCCCGGCGCAAATGATATGCCGGGACGGTTAATGTTCTTTACGACACCCGATGGTTCTGCCACTTCAACCGAGCGGATGCGTATCGACTCCTCGGGCAACTTGCTGGTTGGGACCACCTCTGCCGTCACAGGCAGCAAGCTGGTTGTAGACACGGGTGATGCGACGATCTACGGAGTCCGGGTAGGCCGTGGCGCAGGTGCTGTGTCCACCAACACTGCGGTGGGTTATCAAGCCCTCAACGCCAACACCACTGGCGCAGGCAACACCACTGTTGGTTATCAAGCCGGTAATGCAAACCAAACAAATTCATACTTTGTAGCGATTGGCTATCAAGCAGGGTTAAACAACAAGGCTAGTGATAGTTTGTTTGTTGGCGCATTTGCTGGACAAGCAAACACAACCGGCACATTTAATCATGCAGTAGGATACGCTGCCCTCTACAACAATACCACTGGCCCAAGCAATACCGCTGTTGGTTATCAAGCAGCTTCCGGCAACACTACAGGTGGTTATAACGTCGCTCTTGGTTTTCAAGCGGCTTCCACCAACAGTACAGGTAATTCAAATGTTGCCGTTGGTTACGCTGCCTTACGGTATAACACGGCGTCTGCGAATGTCGCTGTTGGACGTACAGCATTAGGCAGTAACAACACTGGCGTCAATAACGTCGCTTTTGGTACAGAGGATAGTAATACCGGATACGCAGCGCTTCATTCAAACACCACCGGTTCTTATAACGTAGCTATCGGGAACGCTTCACTTCGTGCCAACAGCACCGGCAATTACAACGTCGCAGTTGGCCATGAGGCACTTCGAGTCACCACCTCCTCCAACAACACCGCTGTCGGTCATCAAGCGCTTATCGACAACACCACTGGCGCAAACAACACCGCTGTTGGTTATCAGACTCTCGCCGCCAACACCACCGCCTCTAACAACACAGCAGTTGGTTATGCGACGTTGGATGCAAATACGACGGGGTTGGATAACGCTGCTGTTGGTTTTAACGCTCTCGGCGCTAACACAACGGGTAACTACAACGCTGCTTTTGGGGCACGTTCCGTACAAAACAATACGACTGGAGAATACAACACCGGTATTGGTCGATCAGCGATGTCTAGCAACACCACTGGTAGTGGCAACACTGCTCTTGGATATGATGCGCTTCAAGCTAATAGCACCGCAAACAACAACACAGCAATCGGCTTTCAAGCCCTCTTCGCCAACACCACCGGCGCAAATAACACGGCTGTTGGGTATGGCGCTTTGGATTCAAACACTACCGGAGCTTGGAATGCTGTATTGGGTAGTCAAGCACTTCAAGCAAATACCACTGGAGTTTGCAACACAGCAATTGGAGGATACGCGCTCTACAACTGCACTACGGGAAGCAGCAATATTCAAGTCGGCGGTTTGGAAGGCGCAGGCATTAACTACAACCCTGTGTTCAACGTCACGACCGAAAATAACCGGTTGGTGATGGGGCATACGGCGATCACCAACGCCTACGTTCAAGTTGCATGGACAGTTGTTTCAGACGCAAGAGACAAAACAAATATCCAACCCGTACCGCATGGTCTTGGGTTTATCAATCAACTTAACCCCGTGTCGTTTCAATTCAAAACATCAAGAGAAGATGAAACGCCAAACGGAAACAAACGGTACGGTTTTTTAGCGCAAGACATTCTTGCTCTTGAAGGCGATGATCCGGTCATTATTGACACAGAAGTCCCTGAAAAGCTGAAATACCAAGGCGAGTCCTTAGTCCCTGTGCTAGTCAAAGCAGTCCAAGAACTTACTGCAAGGCTTGAAGCAGCCGAAGCTGAAATCGCAACCCTCAAAGGAGCTTAATGATGTCTGAAGTTATTGAAATCCCCGCAAAAGAAGAGCTTGACCGCCATTTCTCAGCGATGGGCGATTCGGTGGATCTCATCAACGGCTATGTGGCAGGCAGCTACCAAGGCCGCACCATCACCAAGAACGACGACGCGAAGGGCACTGTTTCCCGCAACGTCGAACACCTCAAGATCATGCGCGATAAGCCTTGGTGGACGGGCTACGAACTCGCTGCTGTCAATGCTGCTATTACTGCTGGATCGGCTTACTAATCGAGGATTTTATGAAACTGAATATTCCCATCGAACTCGCAAACGCAATCATCGGCTACCTGGGCACTCGCCCGTATCAAGAGGTCTACACCCTGATTGACGGCATGAAAGAGGCTGCAAAGCCCCCGATGACCCCCTTGCAGGAGGTTCCTCCGGCAGAAGAGCAAGCCGCGTGACCGATCATGAGCGACGATCTGGACAAGCGTTTGTCGGTACATGAGGCGATTTGCGAGCAGCGATACAAAAATATCGAGGAGTCACTCGATAATGGTAAGGCTCGAATGAAGCATATTGAGTGGTTGCTCTATGCCACCATTCTTGCCGTGCTGTTTGGACCCGGTGTCGCTGCCACCTTCGTAAAACGCTTACTAGGTATCTGATGGACGACAAAGCCCACGAGTTGGCGGTTATTAAAACTCAGGCCAGAATCAGGCTTGAGGAGTTAAAGGCCCAGGATACGGCCAAAGAGGTTGCTGGCAAGGCGATTGGCGAAGATGGGCTGCTTTACATCTTCCTGATCGTGCTCGTGGGTGTTGGCGCGTCCCTCTTTTTAGAAGGCGAGAAGATTGCTGCTGTAATGGGCTTGCTCGGCGCTTCACTTACTGCACTTATCCAGATGCTGAACGGCATCGCCGGGACCGCGCCCAAACAAGAGAAGCCCGAGTTTGAAGTCATCAAGGACTTGATCACCCGTCTTGATAAGCTCGACCGTGCCGAGCCCCCCATGCAAGTGGACGTTGAAGGCAGCAAGGTAACGGTTAAGAAGGGTTCCGACATCGTGACGGCCAGGGGGTAATCATGTTTGAGCTACTCGGCGGCGGTCTTCTTGGCTCAATCTTCGGTGGCTTGTTTCGCTTGGCCCCTGAAGTGCTGAAGTTCCTGGACAAGAAGAACGAGCGCCAGCATGAACTCAGCATGTTTCAACTCCAGACCGACCTTGAGAAGCTGCGCGGAGAATTCCGCATGGAGGAGAAATATGTCGACTACTCCATCCAACAGATGGACACCATCAAAGAGGCGTTCAAGGAGCAGGCTCAGACCGCAAAGGAGGCAGGTTGGTTTGCTTCTTTTGTCACTGCTATCACCCGTCCTGGCCTCACTTGGATTGCTTTTGGGGTTTATGTTGTTGTTAAAGCTGCTGGCCTGACAATCGCCTTCCAGACCAACGCGAACTGGGCTGAAGTTCTAACTAAGTCCTATGACGAAGATGATTTCGCCATGCTTAACATGATGCTCACTTTTTGGTTCGTTGGCCGCAGCATTGAGAAGTACAACAAGTCATGAACGAGGCTAAGAAGCTTTGCAAAGATGTTCTCATCAAGCCGTTTGAGGGGTTAGCAAAGCGTCTGCCTGATGGGCGCGTGACAGCTTATCCTGACCCAGGAACCCGTGGGCATCCATGGACTATTGGTTGGGGTGCAACAGGTCCTGACATCAACCCCGGTACCATCTGGACGATGGGGCAGTGCGAAGATGCGCTGGATCATCATGTGGAGTATTTTGTCCGAGGTCTGGTAAAGCTATCCCCCAAAATACAAACTGCTTTACCAAGACGCATTGCTGCCGTGACGAGTTGGGTGTATAATTGTGGTCTAGGGAACTATCGGGTTTCCACGTTCAAAAAGCGCATTGATGCGGGGGATTGGAATGGTGCAGCAGACCAATGTATGCTCTGGAATAAAGCTGCCGGTCGCGTTCTCCCTGGACTTACTCGCCGCCGCGCAGCCGAAGCCGCACTCATGAGGTAAAACCATGGCAGTAACGATGACTTATACGAGCCTCGCTGCGGACGTCCAATCCTACTTGGAACGTACGGATACGGCCACTATTGATAAGATTCCGACGTTCATAATGTTAGCTGAGCAGATCCTGGCGGCAGAGATAAAATTTCTCGGGAACCTCACGGTCGATACGTCCACACTCACCGCAAGTGACCCGGTGGTAGCTAAACCCGCGAGGTGGCGCAAAACGGTATCCATCAATGTAACTGTAGCGGGTGAACGTCGACCGGTGCTTGAACGTCGCTACGAATATATACGGAACTATTGGCCCGACCCCACCGAGACCGACGTCCCGCTCTACTACGCGGACTACGATTACACGCACTGGTTTCTTGGACCCACCCCGGCTGCAGCCTACGCTTTCGAAGTGCTTTACTACGAGCGTCCGGTACCGCTGGATTCCACGAATCAAACCAATTGGTTTACCGAATACGCGCCCCAAGCTATGCTCTACGGGTCGCTCCTGCAAGCTATGCCGTTCCTGAAGAACGACCCCCGGATTCCGACTTGGCAGTCGATGTACGATAAATACGTCGCCGAACTCAAGACCGAAGACAAGCTCCGCATCGCCGATCGTCAAGCCGTAGCCGTGGATACATGATATGCCAACTTACGTCTCCCCCTTTACCGGCGACATCGTCCAGCCTACTGATGTAAGCTACCGATCGTTCACACTTTCGACGAACACGACGCTGGAATGGCCCCTGGCCAACAGCAACACCGGGACGTACGCCTCGAGAATCATGGAGGTGCTACCGACGACTGCGGGGCTCACGCTGCGAATGCCTGCGGCTAACGCGACTTCGGTAGGCACTGACTCGCTGATACGTAACCTAGGTGCTAGTTCTTTCACGGTAGCTGATAACGCTGGAAATACGATAGTTTCCATCGCCGCTGGAGAAGCGCAGTACGTCTACGTCACCACGAATTCCACGGCTGCGGGTACTTGGGGCGTAATCGCATTCGGGATCGGATCTTCGGGTGCTGACGCGGCAGCACTAGCGGGTAAAGGGCTCCTGGCGATTACGACGACGCTGAATCAAAGCCACCCAGTGCTCGCAGCTTCTTCGGGTGGTACGTTCGCGACCACCGATCGCGCACAAACACTACTTTGGTCTGGCGGTGCTGGGAGTTACACGTTACCCGCTGCAGCGACGTTGGGCGACAACTGGTTCGCGTTGTTTAAAAACAACGGCACTGGCGCATTCACGGTCTCGACGACTGGTGCCGAGCTTATTGATGGGGCATCGGCTAAGGTCTACAATCCCGGGGAGTCGTCCTTCATCGTCTGTACTGGCAGCGCTTATATAACGGTCGGCTATGGGGTTAATGCGAACTTCGCTTTCACAGCCTTAGTGAAATCCGTCGCTCCGGGTGGTACGACAACGTTGAATTCAAGCGAAGCGCAAAACAATATCCAAACCTTCACCGGGGCTCTTACCAGCAATGCTATGGTGATTTATCCCCCGGTCGTGAATCTTTACGTAGTGAACAATCAGACTTCGGGTTCATTCACGCTGACTCTGAGCACTGGCCTGGGTGCTACGACTGCGGTGGCGCAAGGCACAAGAGCCACGGTAATTTGCGACGGTACGAATTTTTACACCGCGAGTTCGGCTTCGGTGACTTCGGCAACGGTGACTCTCGTCGACGGCACTGTCACTGCACCATCGTTGTCCTTCGCCTCCGAAACCGGTACCGGGCTTTGGCGTCCCGCAGCGGGTCAATTAGCATTCGCAGTGACTGGGGTGAATAAATTCCTTTTGACTTCCGAGGGCCTAGCCGGGGGCGCATTTTAATGACCTCTAAAGTCTTCGCTTTAGATACGAAGCCCGGGATTCAGCGGGATGGCACGCTTTTCGACAAGCTGTACTACACCGACGGTCGATGGGTACGATTCCAACGTGGAAGACCCAGAAAAATCGGCGGGTATTCAAAAATCACCGGTTCTATTCGTGGGCCAGTGCGAGGAATGTTCGTAAATCCACAGGGAGTGCTAAATAATGTGTTCACTGGCTACTCGGGTGGTCTTCAGAAGACCCCTGTAGATAACAGCGGTGTGGGCTCCGGGGTGTCCGACATGACACTTACGGATTTCACGGCCAGCGCGAATAACCTTTGGCAATTCGACTCCTTCACGGACACACTGGGTTCCGGACTCACTTATCTTCTTGCACATCCCGGGCAGAATCTCGCGGATCTTAACAGCTCGGCGAACACCCCGGTGCTGGCTGGCGACATCACGGGATCGACGCTTGGGAAGATCGGAACGTTTACCGACTCGGTCACTCTCACCACCGGTTCGAACACGGGTACTATTGCAGCTGCGAATCCGCTTATCGGCGCGGGGCAGACTGTAGGACCGACCACTAATTTCGCGGCGGGTACCACGGTAGTGAGCATCGTAGGCACCACGGTGACATTTTCGACCAACGCCTTGACCACCGGTGCAGCCACACTCACCTTTGATAATAACGTCAGCGTCTCGGGTGGCGTGGTGGTCCTACATCCCTATGTGTTCGTCTATGGTAACAATGGCCTGATTCGTAATTGCTCAAGTGGTAATTTCCAGGACTGGGTCACCGCTGATGCGAACGAGGTGAACGTCGCTACTGGTAAAATCGTTCAAGGACTCCCTGTCCGGGGTGGCTCTAATTCACCCTCGGGACTTTTTTGGTCGCTGGACTCTTTGGTTCGAGTCAGTTACGCTCCGACCTCGATTACCGCAGGAGCGACTACGGTCACCCAATACTGGCGCTACGACATAATTTCGACTCAGTCTTCGATCATGTCTTCGCAATGCGTCATCGAATACGACGGCATTTACTACTGGTGCGGCGTTGATCGATTCCTGTTGTACAACGGGGTGGTTAAAGAGATCCCCAATCCGTTTAATCAGAACTATTTCTTTGATAATCTGAATTACAACTACCGCGAAAAGGTGTGGGTTACCAAGGTTCCCAGATTTGGCGAAGTCTGGTGGTTCTTCCCGAATGGGTCATCTGAGTCCGAGTGTAACGACGCGGTCATTTATAATATTCGCGAAAACTGCTGGTACGACGTCGGTACTGCAGTTGGTGCACGAAGATCCGCCGGGTACTTCTCGCAAGTGTTCGCCCGACCGATCGAGACTGGTGATGATATCACTTCAGCGAACGGTATTGAGAGTCTCACGATCACGAATCCTGGTGCTGGATACACGAACGGTACCTACAACAATCAAGCCTTAACGGGCGGTACTGGAACGGGAGCTACCGCGAACATCATCGTCGCCGGTGGCGTGATCACCTCGGCTATCATCTACAATCCAGGGCAGGGCTACACGGTCGGAGACGCACTCTCCGCTTCAATCCCCGCTGGTGCTGGGCTTGTGCTCACCGTCGCTACGGTCGGGAATTACGTCACCATGTGGCAACACGAATACGGGACCGACGAGGTGAGTGGCACGACGGTGCTTGCGATCGAGTCTTACTTCGAGACTAATGACCTCGGGTGGGTCTCGGGTGGTCCTTCGGAACCCGCACCGACCGGCCAGAATAATTGGTTGCACCTGGAGCGCGTAGAACCTGATTTTATTCTCTCCGGCGAAATGCAAATGTACGTCAAGGGTCGATCTTATGCGCAGGGGTCAGACGACACCACGGGGCCGTACACCTTCGATTCCTCTACCACCAAAATCGACCTACGTGAGCAACGTCGAGAGCTTCGGCTGCAGTTCGTGTCGAATGTCGCCGGTGGTAACTATCAACTCGGAAAGCTGCTGCTGAGTGCAGACCTTGGCGATGTCCGAGGTTACTCCTGATGGCGCTCGTTTACGACCCCCGCTACCACACCTGGGACTCTTGGGCGGCGCTCATGGTCGAGGCTTACGGTGCACAGCAGCTCGAGATTCCAGGGAGCGAAGACGATTGGAAATCTTGGGCTGCAGGATTCGCCGGAATCGATGTATTCGTAAAAGATGCGGTACCGAGTCCTTACGTTTTCGACGACTGGAAAGACTGGGCAGCTGAATTAGTTAATGTTGTTAGCACATCGGTGAAATAATGACCAAATACGCCTACGACTACGCGATTGAACCCAGCGGTATAGGCCTTGAGGCGATGAACGAAAATATTCGTAACTTCTTCGCCAACAATCCCACCGAGGAGGCGACTAAGGCTGCGATGGCCGAATTTTTAGTGCGTGATGAAGACATTTTACGCGCTACCGGCAGAAGCTTTAGTGACTACTTTCCTACGATTGACGATAACATGGGCGCTCCCGCCGGGGGTGTTCCGGGCGTCGGACCCTTGGGATCCTTAGCCAGCGGGACCACGACCTCTGGGGGTGGAGCGTTACAGCGCTCGAATGGTTATACTGAACAGGACTCCTACCAAGAGGACTCCGGAATTCCGATCTCAGTCGGTGATCCGACGAAGATGACCGATTACCGGGGAAACACCTACGACACGAAGCAAGTACTAAGCTTCGCAAGTGCACTAGCCCCATTGGTCGATCTAAAACAGTCTAAAGGTGGAGTCTATGGCACTCAGGGCCAGTCGGTAGGCTTCGACTTTGACCAAACGGCGGCGGTGTTGGGGCGTGCCCCCTCCTCTGCTGAGCAAGTCGTAATTGATATGGCAAGACAGTTGATCGACTCCGGAATCACAAACGTTGACCAGCTAAGAGAATTGAAAGCCCACACATTTGAAGACACCGAGGTCACCGAACAAGGTGATTATAGTACGCAGAGGCAAGGCCTGATCGACCCGACCGGGAAAGAATTCAGCAGTACATTTGGTTCCACCTACACCGGACCCGGTGGGACAATGTACAACTTGATGCTTGGCGAGGGTGGTCCCAAGATCACGACCTCTGGAGTCAGTACTAGCGATCTCGATAAAGTCGGACCGGCATTAACGATTCTTTCTTTTATCCCTGCAACTGCTCCCTTCGCTCAGGTGCTAAATGGGGTGATTGCAGCCAGCCAAGGCAACGTGCTTGGTGCTGGGGCAAGCCTATTGGGGGCCGGTGGATTCGCGGATGCCTCTGCTGTGCTTCGAGCTGCAGATGCCGCGCAGAAGGGTAATGTCATGGGTGCACTCTCCACCCTGGCCGGAACCACAATGGGGGCGGAACTGGCAGGAACGAGCCTAGGCGGTAACATCACACTAGGCGACACGTTGAACGCCGCGAGTACGATTACCAAGATTCAGTCCGGAGATTTGGTAGGAGCACTGGATTCGGCTTCGAAGCTCACCGGCAGTACCGACATGCAAACCGCCGCGACCGCACTTAAGGTAATAAAAGCGGTGGAGAGCGGTAACTTTAACGCAGCGGTGATGGCAGCTGGAGATCTCACTCGCACCATCGATAAAGCGACCGCGAATTCCCAGGTCGCTGCGCTCTCGACTGCCGGACAAGAAAGTCTTGACGCCAAGCAGGATTTAGGAGCTTCGGCCTTCACCGCCGCTAAAGCCGCAGGAGCAGACGACCAGACCGCATTCGAAGTCTCAAAGGCAGTGACCACCGGTGCGGTAGCGCCAGCGGCAGTTACAACTTCGCGCGACACCAGCTACGATCCAGATCTCGTGGATGCTACCGCAGGGCAAGCGCTCGCTACCCAAATCGCGAATGCGCAAGAAGCGGTGCGAATGGGTGCGGGGGAAGCCGTGGGTACGGGCGAAATCAAGGCAGGAGCCGGAGAGTTCGCAGGAGCGGGTGCTTCTCAGGCGGTGAGCGAGAAGATCTCAAACGCTCCGAATTTCAGCGCTGCCTACGCTGCAGCGAGAGAAGCATTCGGTCCTAACTCCACCTTTAATTTCCAAGGAAAGCTTTACAGCACTGCGACCTTCCAAGAAGATCCGAAACTGGGTCTTACCCCAGTTGAGGGTAGTGGTCGGGGTGTGGCCTCGGGTAAGACAGCCGAGCAGGAAGCCGCGCTTCTCAACACCGCAAATGCACTTGCTGCTGCACAAAGCGCGAAGCCTGTAGAATCCACCGGGTTCTTCCAGAATCTGTCGAATGCACTCTCGAACCAGATGAAGCTCAGCAGTGACGCCGCGAACGCTTACCTGCAGAATAACCCAAATTCCCCGATTACTCAGTCGGTGAGTACCGCACTAGAAGCCGCAGGGGAGTTGCAGAAGAATGTGATCGGTGGCACCGCGCTCATGCTTGATAACAAACCTGTGGCCGACGCTTTCATTAAGGGCGGAAACGAATTAATCAAGCTTGGGCAGTCAATCGGCACCGGCCCACAAGACACTAAGAACTGGAACGACACCCTGCAGCTGGTGGACCAAGCGCAAGGCCTCGAAAAGCTCGGAGTGATCGCCGGTCGAATCATCGATGGAACGAGCGGACTCGGAAGACAAACGGCGGTTGAACTTCGTCAAGAGCTACCCGCACTTTTCCTTGGTGGTGGCACGGCGCGTGGTGTGCTAGTGGCCAGTGGGCTCGTCGACACCAAAGACACCGCAGGTGGTGCAGCCATTGATGCGTACGACGATGCGGTAAAGGCCGGTAAAAATCATAGCGACGCACTTGCCGATGCTCGCAAAGCAGGGTTCGCCGCTGGGGCTACTGAAGCAGCAGTGCAATTAACGATCGGCAAGCTTGGCGATCTCGCGCTTGGTAAACTCGACAATGTGGTCTCTAAAGGCATCGGAAGAGTCGGCGCTGAGGGAGTCACCGAGGGTGGGCAAGAGGGCTTCGCTTCAGCAGCGGTGGATGTGGCTCTCGGCCGCGATATCGATGTGAACAGGGCACTCACTCAAGCGGTAGCAGGTGCTGCAGTAGGGAAAAGCACGACAGCTACGACGTCACCGGTCTCCGGGGTCCAGGACGCTACCGAATTGCGTGAAGCCGCAGTAGATTCCCAGGGTGTAAGCAACGCGGTGAATAACTTGCAAAGCCTGTACGGGAGCGACAAAGCGTCGACTATCGTGCAATCGCTCACTTCCGCTACGGATCTTAATGCTGCGGGGCAATCGATCGCGAAGGACCTCTCTGGTATCATGGGCGATGACGCGGCGGTGAAGACCGCGAACACGTTAGTGTCGAACTTCGCCGTGAACAACGCAGCAGACACGATGGCTACTCAAGGCCTGAATGTTAATAACCTTTCTACCGTAGTAGGTAACACCGATTCGGGCGGTACGATCACCCTCGGCGACGCGCTCGGAGCCGCAATCACCGGGAACGGGGTGGGTGTGGATACCAGCACCGTGGTGGGTACAAAAGCTGACGGCTCTAACCTCACACTTGGTGAACTTTCAGGCGTGGTGAAGGGTGGTGGCACCTCGGTGACCACTGCGACCGGACCTGCAGTTACGGCGGGGACCGGTATTGATACTAAGTCTGGGGTAGTAACTGGTACTGATACCAAATCTGGGGCAGTAACTGGTACTGATACCAAATCTGGGGCAGTAACTGGTACTGATACCAAATCTGGGGTGACGACCGATACGACTACGGACACGAACAACAATACGACCACCAAGACCTCGACGGATACAAACACAAACGTCACGACCCAGGTGACTACAAACAACAACACCGGGGCGACGACGACTGTTACCACCGATCCGACGTTGGGGACGACGAGTCAAACTACGACGACTACAGATGGTACCTCCACCACCACGGTAGACGCATCTTCGCAGGTAACAACTAATGTTACTGTGGACACAACCACCGGACTCAGCACCGAGACTGTGTGCCGTCTACCCGAAAGGCCTGAATCCGAAGTCGTGATCACAGTAACTAATCCGACGACTGGTGAGATAGTGTCGACGGAGACAAAGACCGTCGCGGAACTCAGCCCTGAGGAGAAAGAAAAGCTCATCGTGTCGGAGCCTGAACCGGTGACGAAAACCCCGGAGAAAAAACCGACCGTCAAGAAAGCTGTAACGCCCACACCTTCAGGCGGGATGACGCTCGGTCAAGGTCCACAGGCAACGTCCAAGATTGAAATGCCCGAAGAGGCGTGGCTAGGTGGACGGTTTCGCACCGATCTGCCCTCAATCGCGGCGATGTTCCCGTTTCTTTTCCCCTCCCAAGAGCAGCAGGACACGGCGGCGGTATCCGCGCTGCGCCGCGCCTCAGGTGCCGAACCTCAAGTACCCAAGAAGGAAGATATGGATTATTACGCATACGGTAAAGAACCATCGATCGACAGCGTACTCGAACCGTACTTGAACGGGGGATCTGTCCAAAAGTACGCCCAGGGTGGTATAATAATGCCTTCGGCGCTGCAAGCCGCAGCCGGTGGGACACCACACAAGGGTTCGCATTACGTGCAGGGTGCAGGGGGTGGGCAGGACGACTTGATCCCGGCGAGGCTCGCGGACGGTGAGTATGTGTTCGATGCAGAAATCGTAGCGGCACTCGGCGATGGGTCGAACAAAGAAGGGGCACGGAGATTGGATGCCATGCGAGAAGCGATCAGGAAGCACAAGCGATCGGGATCCCTGAAAAAGATCCCACCACCGGCCAAGAATCCACTCGCGTACTTTAAGGAAGCGAACAAATGAGCCTCACCCAAGGAGCACCGTTACCCGATGTAACGACTAAAAAGACGACCGGTACGGCGGGTCCCGACTGGTACAATACGTACCTGGAGAATCTGGCCAAGGCCGGAATGGGCGCTCTCGGCACGACAGCGGAAGGGGTATTCACGCCGAAAACCGGCGCGGAGCTAGTCGCCGGGTTCGATCCGCTGCAGACCTCAGCGTTGGCCCGAGGCGAAACCGAACTCAAAGGTTACGAAGATTATTTTACCGATGCTGCAGACCTTGCCGAGAAGGCCGGGCAAGGGATCACCCCAGAACTAATCGCTCAGTACATGAACCCCTACACGCGGGGATTCACGACTGAAGCGGGTACGCGCGTCCCGGGTGTAGTGGACGAAATGGAAAGGCTCTCGCAGCAGAACATGCAGCGGAATCTAATGCCAGCGTTGAAATCGTTCTTCGGTGGTACGGGCGGGACTGGATCGCAACGAATGCTTGGGGCACTGGGACAAATGGGGGCTGACGTTCAGGCGAACCTTACCGGTGCGCAGACCCGGGCACTCTCGGATGCATTTAACAAAGCCGTAGATACCGCAGGTACCCAAGCCGGACTCTACCGTTCTGCGGCGGAGACCACGAAAGGCCTTGGGCAAGCGGACCTAGACGCAGCTATTAAATCGATCACCGGTCAATTCGACCTCGGTGCGAAGAGTCAAGCGCAGGAGCAGGCAAAGCTTCTCGCACCAATTGCTACCGCTACCGGTGCTGGGAACATTTTCGCGAATTTAAAGGTTCCGACCACAGTGACCGAGGATTTCAAGGGCCCGATGCCCGGTGCGTACGCCTCCTCGCCACTCTCACAAATCGCTGGACTCGGGTCGCTGTTCGCCGCAGGTGCAGGTGGCACGTCGGCGGTCCAGGGAATTACTGATACCTTTAAGAACCTGTTCGGCAGTGGAACTGGTGGTGGCGGGGCGATCTCCGATTGGCTGTCGGGTTACTCATCCGGAGCGCCTTCCGAATCGTCGATGTCGAGCGTAGACCTTGGAGACTTCAATGGGTGAAGCAGCTGAAGATTCAGGCGCGGAAGGCTACAGCCCACTTCTGGCGCAAATGCTGAAGATCGACCCGAATAAACTTGGGGAGGTATCCTTGTCCGCGCTCGGAAGACAAGCGATGGGGTCGGAGACTGAAGCCTACAAGGCTGCCATGGCCGAGGTGACAGCAGCACGCGAAGCGATGAAAGCGGCACTCGAGAATCGCAAGGGTCGCGTGGATCCTACGATGCTCGCACTCGCTCAAGGATTCCTGGCACCTACGCGCACTGGCTCTTTCGGTGAATCACTTGGTACCGCAGTGGGCTCTTACCAACAAGCTCAAGCCAGAGAGGAATCTCGT